TAGCGTTGAGTGCAGGGGTGTAGTCGAGAACGCCAGCCATGGTGAGTGCCGAAGCAACATCAGCAGAGCAGAGGACCATGTTACCCTTTCCTCTACGGGTTCTCTGAGCGATTGCGTTAGCATCACGCTCGATCTGGAAGATCAGACCCTTGAACTTCTCAACAGACCAACGACCGTTGGAGTCAACGTCGAGGTCGAAGGTTCCCTGAGTAGCAACGTTTGCGGTTGCACCAGTCTCTGCAGACTTATAGATGGTTCTGATGACTTCACGGTTGATCTCAGCCAGGATCTCAGTGGAGAGAATGTTGGCGAGTTCTGCTTCTGCATTCAGACCGTGAATTGCCTTCAGATCCTGAGCGAGCTCGAGTGAATACTCAGCTTTCAGAGCACGTGACTTTGCAGTAACGGTGACTTTCTCGATCGAGAATGCCATTTCCTGGAAATCATTTCCAGTTTCTCCAAGAGCTTCAGCAGTCTGGGTATCCATACCACGACCGACTGAATAAGCAGCCTGGGTGCCGTTGGAAGAAGGATTCAGAGCGCCTGGGTTTTCACCAGCTTGAACGTTTGTGCCGAAACCAGCAGCAACACCTGAAGAGTTGGCAACATAAGGATTGGTGCTAGCTGATCCATTGGTACCAATACCGGAGTGTGCGCTATCTGCTTCATCGAAGAATGCCTCAGTTCCAGCGTTATTGTCATAACGGGAACGCATTGCAAAGATGAGACCAGTAGGTCCGTTCATTGGTTGAACGCCTGCGAGGTCATAAGCGACCAGGTTAGGCATGGAGCGTCTGATCAAGGAGATCAGAACGGGATCGAAACCAGTGAGAGCGCCAGATGCCTGACCACTCAGACCTGCAACAGCGCCGCTGGATGCAGTGTGGTTGGTTGGGGTTTCTCCGAGGAATTCTCTTTCCTCACGGAGCATTTTTTCTTGGTTCTCCAGGAGAACTGCGGTAACCATTCTCTTATGTGCATCTGAGATGCCGCCGAGACCCTCATGGTTGAGGATAGGTGCCCACTTCTCCTGCAGATGTTCTACATTGAACTGCTGCATTTGAATTTTACCTCTTAAAAGTTTTAGTTTGACTTATAATTTAAAAATCACTTTTTAGAAACTCTAGTCAGAGTATCGAGATAAGACTCCATCAAACCAGACACTGCTGGTTGGGTGGCATCTTCGGTGCTCTCAGAAATATTCTCTGAATTGTCTCTTTGAGTACCAGTTGCTGGGAAATAAGAATTTCTCAGAGTTACCAGTTTCTCACGATAGTTGTCTTCACCATCAAACTCAACATTTTCGGCAAGAGAAGCGAGTTTATCCTTCTGTGAAAGTGCAAGACCTTCGCAGACCTCGGAGAAGATTGCATCAGCAACCGACTCGGCTAATCTTTGATTTAAAGCAATATTAGACTTAATTTGCTCGTTGAGTTTATCTTCCATCTCATCAAGTTTTTCTACCATGCTATTAAGCACATCATATTTTTCTTCAGGAATAGTTACATAATGATCTTCAAAAAGACTCTTCATTCCGGTGAGGAATGATTCGGTCATTTCAGTCTTAAGACCTTGCTCGACTGCGAGTTGATTTTCGGTCATCCACTGCTGAGCAACATACTCAAGATAAGCATCGACTCTATCAGTCAGTTCTTCCTTAATTGCAAGAACTTCTTCTTCAAGAGTTGTTTCATATTGTGCTTTCAGTTCTTCTTGAACTTCAGCGACTTTTGCCTGGATAGCAGTTTCAAAAATGGTGCGTGCTCTCTCTTCGAATTCCTCAGAGAGTTCCTCTCCTTGAAGAAGTGCATTGATATCTTCTTCGATATCATACTCAGCAACAATCTCTTCCTCTTCGGAAACTACTTCTTCAGTAGTCTCTTCTTCGGAAACGATTTCTTCTTCTGAAATTTCCTCTTCGGAAACTACCTCACCTTCAACCTCTTCCTCTTCCTTTGCCATTTTAGGCATCGCTTCTGCAGGTTTGGCACCTCTGTTTACAACATCTTTAACTGTTGCAACTTTTGGTTCGGCAAGTTTAGCAGAATTATCATCTGCCTTATAGTTTTCTGGAGTTGGGCCACCGAGATCTTCCCAAGAACCAGTTTGACCAGCAGGAATACCTGTGGTTAACTTTGGCATTGGTTCAGCTGCAGCAGCACCTTTGGTTACTACGTTTTCCATTTCTTGTAAATTGCTACCAACGGACATTTGGATTAAATATTTTTTGTATTAATCTATATTTATTTATAAATCAAAGATCTAGAAGAAATTGTTTAAATAAGTCTAACTTATGTTCTTCTAATCTTCTTTGATCAACAAGAGTATTGATTCTCTTTTGAGTTTTTTCTGCGAGTTGTTCGCGAAGAATTCCTCCTTCCCAAACCCACTCTTTTCCTTCCATAATTCCCTGAACAAATGCATCAGGAGCAGAAGGATCAGCGACGATATCAGCAGCAGTTGCTAACATGAAATCTTCACCAACAACTTTACAACCACTACGATCTTCTCTCAATGATCCAACACCACGAGAAGAAACACCAAGCATTACACCTTCATCAAGAAGAGAAGATGCAATCTTACCCATAGGAGTATTGAGGATTTGTGCCTTTCCTTTAAAATTACTACCCTCTTGAACAAGAGAAGTAATTTTGTGAGAAACACGATCAAGGTTTACAGTAGGGCCGTCAGGGTGGCCAAGTTCTCCGAGAGCACGACCTTTCTTGACGAAAGTTTCGTTGTATCTTCCAACCTCACGGGAAAGAGTTTCCATAGGATACATTCTACCGTTACGGTTTTTAATATCACCTTGGAGGAATACACCTTCGATATAGAGTTTCTTACCTGCGCCTTTACCTTCGGTAATAATCTTTACGTTTGAAATTTCTTCTGTGATAAGTTTCATTGTTTATCCTGTGAATCCTACTTTAAATCCTTTTACTGATGAATCGGATGCTGAAATTTGATCGTTTGGTCCTTTCTCAAAAAACTCAATTCTTCCAGCAGGCATTGATACTGTTGCAGTGTTTGCATATCCAGTAGTGGTGCTTTTTGCAACACTTACTGTTTGAGTATTTGATGCATGACTATTCCAAACTCTAATAACAGTTGCATTGTCTAAAGTAGTTGCCGCATTGAGTGCAACTTCAGATCCAATTCCAACTAATAAAGTTCTTGACATTATTCTTGATCCTCTGATTCTAGTTGATCATCAAACATTGATGCTCCAACAGTAGGTCGAATAGCGTCTATTTTTTCTGCTGCTTTTGCATACAAAACATCTTTAATTTTGTCACTAATATCAGATGCAGACTCATCCGCACCGATTAGATTTACAATTTCTTCCATGAAAATTAATAATAACTATATTTTCTATTTATATCTCAGCAGATTTTCCGTTTGCTTTGGTTATTCCACTTTGAGATTCTAAATCTTGATCCATAGGAACATCTCCTAGTGCAGCACCGCCACCCGAAAGTGGTTCTCCAGTAACAGGATCAATTGCATTTGGATCTGGAATAATCCCATCAGCAATTTCTTGTTCTATTTGAGCATCAATCTCTTCGATTTCTGTGTCAGTTTGACGTAAGATTTTTCTTCTTACATATGAATTCGAATAATACTTACCAATATAAGGTTCAATGGTTGCAAGAACACCAAGACGCTCATTGAGCATTTCAGTTTCTTTTAATTCTGCAAACTGATTATCATACAAGAAATCATATTGAATATGATCATTAATTTTATCCCAATCTTCGACAGATACAATATTTTTGAGAATCAATTGAGTTTTTAGCATGTCACTGAACATCTGAGCAAATCTTTTTCTCAGACGACCAACAAACTTGGCAAACTTAAGTTCATCTCTCAAAATCTCAGAAGAACGACCAAGATTAAAACCACCGTCGGCAGCAATTCTTGACTCTGGAACTCCAAGTGAACGATAAAGTTTCTTTTGGAAGTATTCAATATCTGAAAGTTCACCAAGATTTTGACCACC